TGCTGATAATCATGTGGTTTGTATATCATCTAAAATTTCTCCTATTCTATCTTTGTCATCAAGGACATAAACCTTATATCCCAATTGTCTTAATTGCTTGTGCCTATGAAGTTGTAACGGACGTGGCTCTTCACCAGGTGCTTTGACTTCCACGAACCCGAATTTCCCATCAGGTAATAAAACGATTCGGTCAGGCCACCCTGATGTGCCAGAGTTCCACTTCTCGCATAACCCACCACGCCTTTTAACTTCTTCAGCTAATTTCTTTTCTATAACTTTTTCACGCATGCCAGACTCCCATCAAAATTAACAGCCGTGACAGTAGAGAACCTCTTTCCGTAAACTTTCCTTATATCATTTTCAAAACTCTATATAGAGAACTTTTAGGTAGAGAGGATAACCACTGTCACATTGGCTTAAATACTGGATTTCTAAAGCATCAGAAAATCTGAAACAGTTTCATAAATGACTATCACAACTATCGTGATACTCTATTACAGAAAGTCCTGTCCTTCTCTGAGCTTCAAACCATACACATAGGAACCCGTATTGTGCTTATGTCTCGTATAACCAGCTTTTTCTACAGCATTGTAAAAATCAGTAGTGCTGCGAATGTACTCACCACTCTGAATACAGTAGGCTCTGTACGATTGATAAAAGTCGCCGGACTTTTCCTTATAATCAGGATCCACGTCACAACAATCAGCAATAAACTGTCCAAGCCAATCATTATCTTCACGGTACGCTTCGATTGCCTTCTCAACACACTCAGGAAGTGGTGTTTTGAACTCTGCTTTTATCGCCTTTTCAGCTCCTTCGATAATCCAACTCATAATCGCCGGTCCCGCATTTTCATATAAGAAATCTGCGTAATTCTTCTTATCACTGCTGCCGGTGAACTTCGCATTGAAGGGAATAACAATCAGTCTTCTCCAGATACCATCATCATTAGCTCCAACCTTAGGGAGATGATTGGTATAGAGCACCAATGTATGAGACGGGACAAAATGGAACGGCGCTTTGTATTTCTTCTCGCCCTGGATTTCATCCGTAGAACAAAGCTGCTTCACAATCGCTGTATTCAATCTCATTCCCTCTTCCATCTCTGATGAAATGATGAGACGCTTGCCTTTAAGCTCTGCCATTTCAGGCTTCACGTTTCTCTTACAATTCATAGTGAGTGCTTCCGCAGAAAGCTTACCTGCATAATTGCCCATTACTCTGAAAATCGTATTCCAGAATGTACTCTTACCATTTGCTCCACCACCATATGCAATGATGAGATGCTCCTGATAAACCTTTCCGATTGCAGCCATACCAACAACCATCTGAACATAATCAATAAGTTCCTGGTCTCCGCAGAAGAATAATCTCAAAGCATCCTCCCAGAACTTCTTACCTTTACCTCCAGGTGCACACGTTGTCATCTTGGTAATGTAATCCTTTGAATCATGTGCCTTACCCCCTGAAAGTCCTTTCTTCAAATCAAAGGTACCTTCTGGTGTATTCAGCAGATTCTCGTCTCTATCGAGATCATTTACATCAACCGCAATCATTGGCTTTGCAGCATTTCCGGTAGAAACAATATATTTGTAATCACGACGCTTAAGGACAAATTTTAAATATGCCTCTGCTGCCATAAACTGATAAAGTAGCCCCATCTGTGAAGGATTAATTGCTTTCTGAATTGCCTTAGTTCCAGCTTTGATCACATCATCCGGAATGCCAGCATCTAAAAGTGCTTTTTCAGCAATAGACTTTTCATCCTGTGCGTCGCAAAGCTGTAAGTCCAAGAACTCCTCGATTGCGCCAATAGCAAGCTGAGCATCTTCCTGCCAACACTTACCGTCATAACGGATAAAATCTGTTGCCGCAGAATACTTAATTTCCTCACCGTACTCACGGACAAGCACCTTCGCCTCACCGATATCTGAATAATCCTCTGGCTTCAATGACTCACTATCAAAATCCGAATTATATTCATCCGGCTCCACATATCCGTCCTGCGTAACAACCTTTTTCTTATAAAACTTCACCGCACTATTCCATATAGTAGAAAGCTCTTCAACATCCAAAGGCGGATCACACTTCTGAGCAAATTCCAAAAATGAAACATGTGCCTTCTCTGTATTTCCATAACGTTTCAAGATACGACCTGAGAAACGGCTCATTGTATTGTTGCGGCTTCCTTCAAGAATCGGGCCTGTGCTTACCTGCTCCTCTTCCTCAGCTTCCTCTTCAAATAAAGGTTCCACTTCGGTATCAATCGTAAGCCAGCCATCATGCCATACCACTTCGTCGCATTCAGCACCGAAAATAAATCTGGCAGCATCCAAAGCATTACTATCAAAAAATGGATATGCCTTCTGAATCGCCACCTTCAAACTACTGTAGCTCTCAGCGTCCGTAATCTCTTCTACTAAGAAATAAATATGGAATCTCGGTCTTGCTGACTGCTTATCCTTCTGCAACATATTGTGACGACTCGGTGCAATTGCATATGCAATATCAGGCATAAGCTCATCCATCTTTTCAGCCGTAATCCATTCAGCCGGATCATCAGAATGATCATTATCACAGTCCATTACCACAACATTGGATTTCACGAAATTGCTCACATTACGGTAATTATTCTTATACTCACCGCACACGTGATCCTGCTTCACTGCTTCCAATAATTCTTCTTCACTGCTTATCTCCACACGATTGGAATAGCTGCAATTCTTAGCATTGCCAACACAGTTGGCTGTATAAATCACTAACTTCATCTGAAGCTCCTCCTTATTAAAATTGCACTGACACCTACTTCAAGAGCCATAACCCTCAATGGAACCACCTCACTTTTTCAGATAGTGAAGAGCCGAATAACTCTTCCTAATCCTCAAAGGACAGTTAGCCCACCAATTATCAGTACAAAATGAAATATTTTTATTTTTCTCCATCACGACCCAAACGCTTCCTTATATAAAACAAAAATCGCTCCCTACCCCTTCCCAAAACCTTTTGAAATAATCCTGATAATCTCCACCTCTTCTGTCCTTTGAAGAATAGGAAGGCAGTAGCAAATAAAACTCAGAAAAGTTTTTAAGAAATTTCTGATAAATCGATAGCCAACTGTCCTTTACGAAGTAGAAGGGGATATCCCTTCAGGAAAGAGAGGTAGCAAACATGCAGACAACAAATGATTCGTCCCAGCAGAATGACTACAGCATTGATCAGGATCTCAGAGATACCTTGATTGCAATCAGCGTTGTAGCACGAAGGCTGGCACGAAGACTTGAGCAGGAAGCAAACCTAAGACAACAGGAAGGAGAAAAAGGAAATGAGCAAGATGAGTAATCTATCAAATGTGCTGGATGAGATGATTCAGTACGGTCAGGGAATGATTGCCAGTGCCGAAGAGCTGAAAAGATGTGGCGATGGACTTATTAAAGTAGCCACAGAGATTAAGGATGCTTTCTCTACAGAAGAACCGGCAAAAGAAACCAAACCTGTCAAGAAATCCGCTGATCTTCCTAAAGAAGAAACAGCACCTGAGGAGGTACCGGTTGAGAATACTTATTCTTTTACAGATGTTCGCGGAGCCTTAGCAGCTAAGTCAAAAGAAGGATTCAAGGAAGAAGTCAAAAAACTGATTTCCAAGTACGAAGCAGAAAAGCTCTCTGATATCAATCCTGATGACTATGCAGCACTTATGAAGGATGTGGAGGGACTTGGCAATGGCTAAACACGCATTTCTCTCCGCTTCTGCCAGCCACAGATGGCTCAGCTGTCCACCCAGCGCAAAATTATGTGCTGAGCAGGAATACCAAGTCAGTCCTTATGCAAAAGAAGGCACCGATGCACATAGTCTCTGTGAATATAAGGTCGAAAAAGCATTGGGACGAAATCCCGAAGATCCAACTGAGAATCTGGATTATTACAACAATGAAATGGAAAACTGTGCTGAAAGCTATTGCTCTTTCGTAATGGAGCAGATCGAAGAAGCTAAGTCCCACTGTCCTGACCCACAGGTACTTATTGAACAGCGACTTGATTTTTCAAAATGGGTAGAAAAAGGATTCGGAACCGGCGACTGCGTAATCATTGCTGATGACACACTTCACATCATTGATTACAAACACGGACTCGGCGTACTTGTCCAGGCTGATAACAATCCTCAGATGATGTGTTACGCCTTAGGCGCTTTGGAAATGTTTGATTTCATCTACGATATCAAGACTGTGAAAATGACAATCTTCCAGCCTCGTAGAGAAAACATCAGCACCTTCAGTATGAGTAAAGAAGAATTGCTCACTTGGGCAGATGAAGTCTTAGCTCCTACTGCAGCACTTGCCTACGAAGGAAAAGGTGAATTCAAAGCCGGTGAACACTGTCAATTCTGCAAAGTGAAAGCAACCTGCAGAAAACGTGCGGAATATAACTTAGAGCTTGCAAAGTATGATTTTGCAATGCCTGACACTCTGGAAGAAACAGAGATTGCAGCAATACTTGCCAAGGTAGATAACCTTGTATCCTGGGCTTCCGATGTCAAAGAATATGCACTCCAGCAGGCAATAAGCGGAACCCATTATGAAGGGTTCAAAATAGTTGAAGGCAGAAGCAATCGTAAATATACCGATGAAGATGCCGTAGCATTTGCAGTAAAAGATGCCGGATATGATCCATATGAGAAGAAGCTTCTCGGTGTTACCGCAATGACCACACTTCTCGGCAAGAAGAAATTTGAAGAGATCCTTGGCTCTTACATCACAAAACCTCAAGGAAAACCGGCACTCGTGCCAGAAACAGATAAACGACCTGCCATGAATACAGCGGCAGATGATTTCAATGAAAACTAATTTTAAGGAGGACAATATAATGTCAACAGTTGTTAAGAACCCTACTAAAGTAATTACAGGACCTAAGACAAGATGGAGCTACGCAAATGTGTGGGATCCTAAGTCAATCAATGGCGGTGCACCTAAGTACAGCGTGTCACTCATCATTCCAAAGTCTGATACTCAGACAGTAGAAAAAATCAAGGCTGCAATCCAGGCGGCGTATGAGGAAGGACAGTCCAAGCTTAAAGGCAACGGCAAGTCAGTACCTGCTCTCGACCTTATCAAGACACCTCTTCGTGACGGTGACCGTGAGAGACCTGATGATCCTACTTACGCAGGTTGCTATTTCATTAATGCCAATAGTGCTACAGCTCCCGGAATTGTCGATGCAGACAGACAGCCTATTCTTGAGAGATCCGAAGTTTATTCCGGTGTGTATGGCAGAGCTTCCATCAACCTTTATGCTTTCAATAGCAACGGAAATAAGGGAATCGCCTGCGGTCTCAATAATCTTCAGAAGATTTCCGATGGTGAGCCTCTTGGTGGTAAGTCCAGAGCCGAGGACGATTTCGCATCCGATGATGATGACGAATTCCTCGATTAATCACAAGTATAAGTCACATTTTAATCTCCTTTGGGGCAGTGGTGCTAAACTGCCGCCCTACTTTATTACTGAAAGGAAAATCTATGAAAGAATTGTCAATCGATTTAGAAACATATAGCGATGTTGATATCTCCAAATCCGGAGCATACAAGTACGCTGAGTCTGATAATTTTGAGATACTGCTCTTCGGTGTTTCTGTTGATAATGAACCCGTTGTGGTCTATGACCTTACTGCAGGTGATGAAATACCAACAGAAATCTTAGCAGCACTATCTGATGATAATGTAACCAAATGGGCATTCAATGCCTCCTTCGAAAGAGTCTGTTTATCGAACTGGCTCAGAAAGCATCACCCCGAATATTTCAAAACATATAAGTCAGAAGGTGATCCTGTACAGAATTATCTGGATCCAACCTCATGGAAATGCACGCTTGTTTGGTCTGCCTATATGGGCTTGCCACTCTCACTCGAAGGTGTTGGTGCTGTTCTCAAACTTCAAGATCAGAAAATGAAGGAAGGCAAAGACCTTATCAAATACTTCTGCTGTCCTTGTAAACCAACCAAGGTAAATGGTGGCAGAACCAGAAATCTACCAGAGCATGCACCCGATAAATGGGAAATCTTCAAAGCCTACAATCGCAGAGATGTTGAAGTAGAACTTACTATCAAACAGAAATTATTAAAATTCCCAGTTCCTGATACCGTATGGTCTGAGTATCATATCGACCAGGAAATTAACGACAGAGGCATTATGCTTGATATGGATATGGTTGAAAACGCCATTGCATTTGATGAAAAATCAAAAGCATCACTCATGAAATCCATGCAGAGTATCACCAATCTCGATAACCCTAACAGCGTAGCCCAAATGAAACAATGGCTTTCAGAAAATGGTATTGAAACAGAATCACTTGGCAAAAAGGACGTTGCGGGACTCATAAAAGAAACAGATGGCGATATTACCGCGGCGCTCAAACTTAGATTGCAATTAGCAAAATCTTCTGTCAAAAAATACCAGGCAATGCAAAATGCTGTTTGCAAAGATGGCCGTGCTCATGGAATGTTTCAATTCTACGGAGCCAATCGCTCAGGTAGGTGGGCTGGGCGCTTAATACAATTGCAGAATCTTCCACAAAATCATATGCCTGATTTAGCTGAAGCACGTGAGCTGGTTCGTATCGGCGATTACGATACCCTGGATATACTTTATGATGATATACCGGATACATTAAGCCAGCTAATTCGTACCGCTTTCATTGCAAGGCCTGGATACAAATTCATTGTAAGTGACTACTCTGCTATCGAAGCCAGAGTACTGGCACATCTTGCCGGTGAGACCTGGCGTTCCAAAGTATTCGCTGAAGGAAAAGACATCTACTGTGCTTCTGCTTCGCAAATGTTTGGTGTGCCCGTAGAAAAACATGGTGTAAACTCCCATCTCAGACAGAAAGGTAAAATTGCAGAATTGGCACTTGGTTACGGAGGTTCTGTAGGTGCTCTCAAATCTATGGGAGCCTTGGAAATAGGATTGACCGAAGAAGAACTGCAGCCACTTGTTGACTCCTGGAGAGCGTCCAATCCAATGATAACTGCATTTTGGTGGGATGTTGATAAAGCAGTTAAGACTACAATTAAGCAGCGTGTTCCCACGGAAGTTCGTGGAATCAAATTCATTTATAAAAGCGGGATGCTTTTCATCAAACTTCCGTCTGGAAGATCACTCAGCTATGTCAAACCAAAGATAGGTGAAAACAAATTCGGTAGCGAATCTGTCACATATGAAGGAATAGGCTCTACGAAAAAATGGGAACGCATAGAATCATATGGTCCAAAATTTGTCGAGAACATCGTACAAGCTGTGTCCAGAGATCTTCTTTGCTATGCTATGCACAATCTTTCAGATCAACAAATCTGTGGTCATGTACACGATGAGCTCATAATCGAATGTCCTGAGAATACCACTGTAAGCAGCATCTCTTCTGTTATGGGTAAAACACCTGACTGGATGAAAGATATCTTAATCAGAGGCGACGGTTACGACACCAAATTTTATAAAAAAGATTAAAAGACAAGGGCAGTAACACCGCTAATTCCTGGTGCTACTGCCCTCTTACTATGTCCTAAAATATTAATAAATCAAATTATCCATAAACTCTTCAATGATAGGCTTCATCGCCTTCAAGTAAGCTGCTACAGAAGCCTGGCTTTTCCCGATACTGTTTGCAATATCAGCCTGTCCGACACCCTGCTCACGCATACGGGTAATATCACCATACAAAGGATTGATTTCCGCAACATGTGCAATAAGATCCTCAAGAATCTTAAGATATCTGTCTCCGCTTGGCATCATCTCACTTGTACCAGGATCAAATTCTGTCACTTCACCCTGGTCATTTTCTGTAGAAAGATCACTGAATGAAGCTGTATAATAATCCTTCTTATCCATGCTGTAGTAATAAGGACAATCCTTACAACTGTTACACTTCATTTCTCCAGTCTCCGGATCCTTCACCTGTTCAGGGCAACGAATAAGTTTACCACTCTCTCCCTTAACACTACAACGTCTGTCACGAGCTTCGGCCTTGAACTCCTTAGAATAAGTATCCATAATGGCATCGTACTGTTCCTTGGTGCCTCTCACATATACAACCTTCTTGGTTCTGTCACATACTCTCTTGGTTCTAAGGTCTCTCTTGGAAACACCGGCTATCATGCCATTCTCATCAACAGAATCCATGTCAATGATTACAGGGATCTCATACTCACCCTCTCCCCATAACTCAACGAGCTTGCCGTCCTGGTTTACCTTTGTCTCCTGATTTGCTACTACACTCTGATTTACTTTCATTTTCTTGTCCTTTCTGCTGTGTGCTCGCCACCAGCGAGGACAAGAACCCGGTCAGAGTCTCCGGTTATAGCCGTAACAAAAATGAGCGCACGACAATAAAGCGGGAATAACCACTGACTTGCACTTCTGCCATAGTTTCAGACAGTTGTTTAAAATCAGTATTCTTATCCTCGCCTTGGTCGGCCGCCCACAGGCTTTGAAATAAATTATTGTTATGACGGATCGGGGCTCCGCCTGCCCTCTATTTGAGAACTGCTTACGCAGGTATCTCCTACTTTTCTAAGCGCCAGAAACGATAATTTTTCCGGCGAAACAACAAAAAAAGACCTGACAAAGAGTAGAGTTTTACCTCTAAACTTCGTCAGGCCTTGGTCGCTATAGTCTCCTATGCGCCGATTCGCTCAGTACGAACTTTCTTCTGATGAAAGCTTACAGCCACAACTGCTTTACATATGGGGCACTTAATCTTGATAATGCCTTCTACAGCAGTTGGATCTGCATCGAACAATCTTTTATTTTTACAACATGGACAAGCCACATGCACTTCCTGCACTCATTTCGCCTCCTATAAGAGGCCAGTTAAAAGGGATTGTCAAACTGACCATTGTTGATAATTATCCAATCTTCCTTTGCACTGTTCCGTAGCTTGATCCTAATGTAGCGATATAATTATTATATCGAACGCTTGTTCTGTTGTCAATTAGTTTCGATTGTACTCGAAAGTCCTGACGGAGTGATATATTGATTTTTATAAAATAAAAAGGAGCCATGTATACGCAATCATCTACGTATCACATGACTCCAATCAGTCGTTATCAGCTACCAATCTAGCTGACCTTAGTAATTTTATTTTCATAAACGTTATATTTGCCATCTTTAGACTTCTTGACGACAGCATCACACGTCTTAGTAGCAGTTCTCTTAACTTCATTTAGAAGTTTCAAATCTTCCTCTGTAACCTTAGCCATTACACTCAGAACTTCTACCAT